GTCGAGGATCGGGCGCAACTTCTGCCGCTGATACTCGTTGGCCGCCTGGCCGAACACCTGATCCTTGAGCTTCTTCAGCCTCTCGCTGGTCGCGGCGGCGCTGTCGATCGCATCGGCGCCGTTCTGCTTGTAGTAGGCATCAGGCCCGGTGTGCAGGATCTCGCGCCGCCTGGAACGGCAACCTTCCCCGAGAGATGCACTCCAATATGCGACAGCCCCTCGCGAGCGGAGCCACTGCTTCTCTCTTGTCCGGCTGAAATCACCGTCAGCCGGCAAAATTTTCGTCGACCACCATCTCTGCAAACCGCTGGGGCGAGAGCACCACACCATTCTGTCGAGCGATCTGCTGGTTTCGCTTCCAAAGGCCCTTCAATTGCTCCGGCATTTCAGCACTCATTTCGAAAATGCCAGCGATTACGTCCTGCCACTGCCCGTCAGATTTATATAGATCGCGAAGCTTCGGCGTCATCGTCACAAGGGAAGAAGCTTCCTTCTCCGGCAGCTCCTCTATGGCCCACAGCACATAGCATTCGAGAAGTCGAAGAAGGGGTTTGCCCTCATATCGAGGATTAGCGTTCATGATCAGATATCATCCGGATCGATTTCGAGACGATCTATAAACTCGGCGAAGGAAGCCGCAATCTCAACAGTCGCAAAGTCTTCGTCATGAATGCAGACGAGAACCCTGGGAGGCACGGCATCCAAATCGAGGACAAAAGCATTTCCGCCTTGATCCTCTGCGAAAGGTATCTGTCTTTCGCCCAGGATTGACTGCCAATACTTTGTGGCCGCCCATAAGCTCCCCACTCCGTTGCGGTCTTCGTTCAGGTAGAAAAAATGATTGACTCCCCACTCCTCAACGTCGGTTCGACCAAATGGCCAGATCGTATCCAACTCAGGATGCCCACCATTAGCGTGTCTCAGGAGCTCGACATACTCGGACGGGAGAGACACATTGAAGTTGCGCTCAAAGGCCGAGATAACTTCAGGCGATGGAGGGGGCCGTCCCACAGCTTCCCCTACCTCATTGATGTTTAGCTCCGCCAGATTCCTCATGTCGTCCTCTCGCTCTTCTTCTTTCCCCGCGGACCCCATATTGCATACCCACCTTTGCCCTTCGGGTGGAAGGCCTGCCGGAATTTGGGATTCGTATGCTGACTGACAAGCGTAAGCTGCATCGTACCGGGTTCGCTGCCGTGGTGCCAAACCCAGCCGTACGGCGGCCGACGGCCCTTGGTCTTGGCGACAGAGGCTTGCAGGCCAGGGATCAGTTCCTCCATTTGCGCTGCCCAAGCGGGGTCCGAACGTAGCGCGGCATCAAGCGCAGCATTCGCCCTTTGGAAATGAACCTTTCGGGTCTTTCTCCACAGGCGCGGAGGCAGTCTCATTTCAAATGCCACACTGTAGATTTTGCCGTTTGCTTCGGGTCTAGCGTCCGATCTCGGCTGCGACGCTTGGTGATCCGTCCTTCGTTGAGCCGCCTCGGCCTGCAGGTTGATGTCCTGCGCCTCCCGCCAGGCGGCGTGCGCGATCATCTCCTCACGCTTGCGCGAAAGAGCTACATCGAAGTCCCCTCTGGCCCTGGCGTTGAGCGACGCCAATGCCGCACGCTCTTCGGCCCGCAAGAACCTGCTCAGGTCCAAGAGCTTGCCAGCGGGCTGCTCTGCGAGCAGCCGCCGCGCATTTTCCTTCGCCTGCTTGTAGGACATCGGCTTGTCACCGACCTCTTTCGCCAGCGTCCGTTCCTCTGCGGCCAGCGCCTTCGCCCTTTCCTTGTTGTGCAGGGACGACATGGCTTCCGCGTCGATCGAGCCATCGACCAGCGCCGGGCCGTGCCGCTCAATCATCGCGCGCTCGACCGCGTCATCGATCCGCCTGGCCCGGACCGAGCGCTTGTCGCCCGCTCGCTCAAGAGCATCCTGCTCCCGGGCGAGTGCCATCAGCGCATTGACCATCGAGCGGGCGTCCGCAAAGCCGAGCGGCCCGGCGATTTCAGATGGCCGAACACCGCCCTTGCTGACCACCATCGACTGGAACGATCTCGGCAAGGCTTTCACGATCGCCGGATCGCCGTGCTCCTCAACCAGCGCCTCGCGCGAGAGCTTCAGTCGTGGCCGGTCAGGGAGATGCGCCAGGCTGTCGGGTAGCGGGTGGCCGCCCAGATAGTGCAGCGCCGCGATATCCGGCTGGCGGTCGATCGAAAGCCCGAGCTCTTTACGCAGCGCCTTCTCTTCAGCCTTCCACTGCGGCGTGGCCCGGCGGCGCCAGTCGCTCATCACCTTCTTGTGCACGAGGCGCCAGGCGACCTCGCCAGAGCGCACGACGTGCTCGGGATAGGCGTTGTATCCTGCCTTCATCATGCCGGCCCACTCGGCCGAGGCCGGCGCGCGGCCGTGAAGCCTGGCCTGCGCGGCGGCGACCGCCGCATCGGTGGCGACCATGCGATCGAACACGTTGCGGATCTCGTCGTTGATCGGCGCCTTCAGCGTCTCGACCGTACCGTAGATCGACAGCAGCCAGCACTTGAAGAGCTGGAACGCGGGGCCCAGCTCGACCGAAGGCGCCTTGCCTTCCATCACATAGGCTTCGATGCCGCGCGCCAATTGCTCGTGATGCTCCGACCTGATCTCGCCGACGTCTTTCACGCCGAACCACTTCAGCGTAGCCGCCTTCGCATCCCGAAGTTGCTGCGGGGCTTCTGACCGCTGAGCAGCCACCATCAGGTCCTCGAGCGCAACACGACCAAGCTCGCGAAAGACGGTTGACAGGTTGCGCTGCTTGAACAGAGAGACGATCGTGTGGCCGTCCTCGAACCAGGCGCCGCCGCGCAGCTTCCCTATGTCCTGCTGCTGAAGCCCTTTTGCGCCCGCAACGCCTGACGAGTCCGTGCTGTCGCGAGGCAATCCCTCGGGCAGTATCCGCTGCCAGTCGATGTTCGACCGCCGATACTCGGTCAGAGCGTCGGTCCCCAACATCGCGCCCACCGCGTCGTAACGGGCCGACATGAGCATGGCGGTCTGCCGCGCAACGTCGGGCGGGGAGCCAACGACGCGCAGCTTCTCCAGCGCGTCACCGAACACTGCAAGGGCCGACTGGGACTTCTCCGCTGCCGCAGCAACGGCTGCCCGCAATTCTCCGCCGGGCGCCGCCAGGTCCTCAGCATAATACTCCTGGAGCTCTCGCGCCTCACGCAGCGTCACGCCGTCGGACCGGACACGGATATCCTCCTTCAGCGCGTTGTGCAGGTCGGTCCCGGCCAGCCGGGAGATGTATTGCGCTAAAGGCACCGCGACATCGCCGCCGATGGCGAGGCCAAGCTTGAGTTGCTGGCGCAGGTCAGGCAGAAAACCCAACACCGGATCGGCGTCATTGGCGATTACGAAGGGATCGAGCCCGAGGCGATGGTAAAGGTCCCGCACCTTACTCGCCCGGATGTAGAGCGTCTCCACCGGGCTGCCGTTCGCTTGCTCTTGCACAAAGCGGGCAAAGGCATCCGGTGCCCGCCGGCGGGTCGCGCTGTCGGCAGCTGCGCTGTTGATACCCTCAAGGAACGCGGCGTCCCGCTGCGCCTGCCGGACGCGAGCCATATCGCCGGCGAATCGCAGTCCAACTCCGGGTGTATGCATCAACCCGAACGCCGCACCCATTTCGAGCGCCGACGTTATCAGCCGCTCTCCCGCCTTCGCCCTCTCCTCCGGGCTGTTGAGCACTGTCTGCCAGTCGCCGCCGGAGAATTCCTTTGCGAGCGTGGTGGCCGCCAGCATGGTGGCCTCGTTGGCCACGCCGAAGCCCGCGCCGGTCGCCACGCTTTGCGCAATTCCCTTGCCGGCGCTGGCCAGTGCGTCCACCGTTGCGCGCTGTTTCACGGCATCACGGACGAAGAGGTTCATGGCCCCCGTCACGGCGTTGGCCGCCGCCTTCTCGAGCCCCTTCGCGCCGATCATGTTCAGCAAGCCCAGAATGGCGCCCCCGCCGAGCGCGGCATACTTCACGGTATCGGCGTCCAACGGGTTGCCGTTCGCGTCGCGCTGGTCTTTGAGCTCGAGGTAGAGCTGCCCCGCGCCGACGCGAAAGCCATCCGCGACCATACCGGACGTAAAGCCGACGCTCGCGCCGATCATCGCACCTGCCGGAGCCGTGATCGGCGAGGCCACGCCCAATCCAGCGACGCCGCCAGCCGCAGCGCCCGTAACGGCACCCGCCGCAGTCGGCACAAGCGCTTGTTCCACTTGATCAGCAAGGCCACCAACAAATGTCGATGCTTTGCGGACGAACCAGTAAAAGGTGCTGTCGTATCCGCCAAAAGGCGCCGCTATCTCCTTATTGTTTTTTCCTACGAATGCTGACGTGTCGGCGTCCATGTCGCCGCCGATGAAAGGGACTGCCGCCCGCGCCGATGTGTTTTGCCTCACCGCATCTTGGTAGCCGCGAGACAAGCTTCGCCACGTCTTCTCGAAGAAGCCGAGCTTCTCGAAATCATCATGCGCGACGCGGGCGTTCGCTCCGTCCTGCAGCCACTGCACCAGCGCGGGGCTCTCGCGCAGGATCCTGTCCTGTCTCGCCGCACGCACCTGCTGCTCAACCTCGGGGAGGTTGCGTTCGACCGTCTCTGGCGGGAGGCCGGTTTGCCTTGCGAGATCCTGCGCTCGAGCCGCCGCGTCGGGGTTCACCTCCCGCGCACCGAACAGGTTCAGCTTGGCATTGCGCCGGCCGATCTCGTCCATGTCGCCAATGAAGGTCCGAACAGTGGATGCGAAGTCGTCGTCTTGGAGAGGCTGCGCACCCTGCCGCCCGTCGATGAACGAGCGGACGGTATCCTGAAAATCGTCGCTCATTGTTTCCCTGCCAGTCGCAGAGCGGTGTAAAGATTCTCGACGGCTCGCTTGTTGTAGGGTCGGCCAGCCGCCTTCAACTCGGTCTCGAGAATTGTCCTCTTGTCCAGCGGAATGTCCCTGTATCGGACGTAGAACTGCGGCGCGCCATCACCCTTGCCCTGCAAGAACGACACTGCGCGGTCTTCGCTGAAGAAGCCGGTGCCGCGAAAATTCCCCTGCAGCAGCAGCCGGTCCGCCATCTTCGTCAGCTCGCCGTCGTCTGGCGGTTTGCCGTTCTTCGCGCGGTAGCGGTCGATCTCCTGATCGAGCACGGACATGTATCGGGCTTTAAAGTCGTCAAAGCTCTTGCTGTCGGCATGTCCGAGGTGGATACTGGCCGAGCGCAGCAGCGCGTCACTCATGCGCATCGCGCGCACCATCGAGTCCAGCTTCTCCGAAGCTGCGTTCTCTGGCTGCCACATGCTCGCCTGCAGGTCCTGAAACTTCGTCCAGTGCGCGGGCGGCAACTGGGAGGCCAACGGGACGAGATCGCGCTTCTTGAAGGCCTCCGGATCACGACGAGCCTGCCTCATCAGCTCGGCATAAAGTCCCGGATTGGGCGGGATATCCGCGCCCCTCGCGTTGGCCTCTAGCAGCGACTGCATGGCGCGTTGCTGGATGGGATCGAGCGCCACCCACTTGTCGGCGGGTATCTGGCCGCGGTCGGTCAGCTTCCCGTCCATGACCAGGCTCAGCACCTGGTCGCCCACCTCCTTTCTCGCCTCCACAACAACAGCCTCATCCTGGCCGTGCAGCACGCGCAGGCGCTGCACAGTTGCGTCGCGCATGTCGGGATCACTGATCTTCGTGGTCTGATCGAGCTGCCATTGCAGTGTCGGCCGGCCGGTCTTGGGGTCCATGTCGGGAATTGCCTGTGAGCCGTCAAAGCGGGCGGCGTAGCCCTGCACCTTGCGGACATAGTCGCGCGTCTCAGTTGGCACTTTTGCCGGATCGCTTCCGGCCTTGATCCAGTTGTCGACGTTACCCGGTCCCCAATTGTAGGCCATCAGCGCCAGCTTCTCGTCGCCGTATTTGTCGAGCTGCTGTTTCAGATAACGGGCGCCGGCCGGAACGGCCTGGTCGGCATCATGCGCGTCGGTCACGCCGAGGTCCTTCGCCGTTCCCGGCATGAGCTGCATGGGCCCGCGCGCCCTGGCCGAACTCACGGCGTCGTCGCGTCCGCGACTCTCCTGCGCCATGACGCCGGCAACCAGCGCCGGGGTAACGCCAGCCGCGCCTGCCGCCGCCTGTATCAGCGGGCGGCGCATCTCGACAGCGGCGGGCAACCTGCTGCCCTGCCGAATTTCATCGGCACTATCCTGCGAGGCCCGGCGCAGCAGCTGCTCCTTCAGGATCTTGTCTAGGGCCATCCCGTCGGCGCTGTCGATGCGGCCGACGTTCGCGTCTCGGATCGCCTTCGCCTTGTAGGGGTCCTCTTCGGCCCAGCGCTTGATGACATCGCTGATGGCCTTGCTTTCGACCAGCCGAAGCTTGCGCTGGGTCTCCGCCGGCGGCTCGTGGTTGATTTCCGAATGGCTGAGAATCTCGGATTTCGCGCCGGCGATGGCCTGCTCGACCTGCTTCTGGTCGGTGTAGTTCACGCCAGCGTCGTCAACGAAGTTCTGCACACGGGCAGCCGACGCCTGATCGGCATAGGTCCGCCTCTCGGCAATGACCTTTTCACCGATCTGCGTTTGTAGGCCCCCGATGCGGCGATCCGCAACGTCACCGTACAGCCGGCGCGACGTACCGGTCTTCAGCGACCCGTTGTACTTCTGCTTGAGATCGCCAAGCGCCTGCAGCACGCCCGGAGCAGCATCGATTGCTTCCTTACCCCTCTTTGCATAGTAGCCCTTTTCCGGATCGAACAGGAGCGCCCTGATATCGTTGGCCAAGCCCGCATCCGCCGCCTTTGCGTCGGCTTCGTCCTGCAACGCTTGCTGGCGCAGTGCCATCGTCGCTACGATGTCCGAAGTCTTGTCGAGGTTGGCACCCGCTACCTGCAGGTCGCGTGCCTGGTTGCCGCCGAACGAGGCGACGTCGCTCGCGGCCGGCACGTTGGGTATGGCATTGGGCAGCCCCTGCGGCTGGACCTCGCCGAGGGGATAGGGACGAACGACCGGCATTTACCGCGCTCCTGCTGAGATGGTAGCCTTCCCTACGCGGGGCGGGAGGATGCGATGAAGGGGATGATCGCCATTGGACTGACGGTTAGCTTGGTGGCATGCGCGCAACAGCGGCAGATGGACGACCTCACCTACAGCCGAGAGATGTACATTGGTTGCCTGAGAGGTCATCCGCCCGAGGAATGTGAGACGCAGCGGGCGGCTTTCGAGGCCAACCGCGCCTACGCTGACTCCGTATCGCGCCGCATGGCTGCTCAGCCGCCTGTATACATTCCGCCGCCGCGCCAGCCGATCACCTGCACCGCCTATGGCGGCGTCACAAACTGCTATTGAGGAGTTCATCAATTGCTGCCTGAATAGATAGGGCCGTAGTATGGCGAGCCCGGCGTGCCGGCCGTGGCCATGCCGCTGTAACTGCTCGGTTCGTTGTTCTGGAAGTTCTTCCACCTCCCCGCCAGCTCGCTCGCGCCCATGAGCAGGCTCGTGCCGGCGCCGAGGTAGCTGGGCTGAAAGCTTTCGTGCAGGGCGGCGTCCGCGTCATAACCGGCAGCCTGCATCTCGTAGCTCCGCCCCTCCCGGGCCGCGTTGTTGCGGATCGTGAGTGCGTCCTGCTCGCCGGCGCGCGCGGTGTCGCTCAGGATGTCGATCGGGCTGCCCTCCAGGTCGGTGCCCTGCGCGGCGAGTGCGGCGGTCTGCGTGCCGATGCGCTGCGCGGTGAGGTCCCGCTGCTTCTGCTCGGCGACCTGGCCGCGCTGGATCGCGTCGCGTGCCTGCTGCTCGGCGAGTTGCTGGCGCTGGCGGGCAAGCTGCGCGAGGTAGCCCTGTTGCGCACCCGCGGCGGCCTGCTGGTTGATCTGCCCCAGCACCGAGGCGCCGGTGCCGATGGCGCTCAGCCCCAGGCTGATCGCAGAGGCGGCGGTGAATCCCGACATGTCTATTCTCCGGTCGCGGTGACGTGGTTCGGCGCGCGGCGCGATCCCAGGCGATCGGGCTCGTCGGTGAACTCCTGCTCGGCTTCCTCGACCGTGCGTGCAGTCGTCGGGAACAGCATCGTGAGCAGCGTGTCGGCGTGCGCGTAGATCGCCTGCTTGCGGCCGGCGCTGGCGGGAATCACCGCGTAGCCTTTGAGCTCGACGTCCTCGCCCCCGATGAACAGCGTGGCGTGCCCGCTCACGATCAGCAGCGTGGGGATCGTGATGTGCGCGCCGGTGATCAGCACGCCGGCCGGCACGCAGATCGTGCGGGCATACATCCCGGCGTGCAGCAAGTGCCGCGTCTCGATCGGCACCTGCGGCAGGGTCAGCACCCTTTCTTCGAGCGCGCGCACGGCGCGGATCGCCTGGGCGCTCATGGCCGGGATGACCGGCCGGGTCGCAACGACATCAAGCATCTGTCAGCTCCTTGAAGAACACGCGGTTGGTCTCGGCATAGCCGCGGCGCGGCAGCACCTGCGCGAGCACGCCCTCCGACGGCGCGCTCACCAGCAGGGCGGGAACGCCCAGCGCGCGCGCCTTGTCCTCCGCCGCACGCAGCAGCCTGAGGCCGGCGCCGGTGTGGCGATGGGCGCCCGCGACGAAGAAGCTCTCGGTCACCGCAACCGGCGCGGCGTAGCGTGGCAGCTTCGCTCTAAGGACGGTGATGAAGCCGACCAGCTCGCCGTCGACCGACGCGGCGAAGCCATGCAGCAGGCCGGCGGCCTCGAGTGCCGCGTAGGCGTTCCAGTCGGGCGCCGGTTGCGGCATGCCGTCGATCAGCGATTCGCGCGCGTACTCGGCCGCGAGCTGCGGGAAGGACGCCGCCGCGATCATGTCGGCGAGGGGACAGGCTTCGACGATCAGCATGGCGCCCTCCCCTCGGCTTCGCTCTGGGCAAGCATCTCGAACGGGATGAACGGCAGGCCGCGCACGCCCATCGGCTGGGGTGTGCCGAGCGTGAAGCCCAGCCAGCGCAGCCAGCGGATCGACACCGCGTTGCGCGCGTCGACCACGTTCCGCAGCACCGGGAATGCCCGCAGCATCTCGCGCAGGTGGGCACGATTGCGGCGCAGGAACGGCCGGCCGTAGCGCGCGACGGCGTCCGAACCGAGCAGCCACGGGACCCCGACAACGCCGACAAGGCTCATCGGTACCACGCCGAACAGGCAGACCAGCTCGCCGTCGGCGAGCCCGGCCCACGCCGAGGCCGAGCGCTCGACGCTCGCGACCAGCGCCTCGCGCGGATCGTGGCCGGTCAGGGCCTCGACCTCCTCGCGGTCGGCCGCGCGCAGCACGAGCATCCGCGCGTCGGCCACCGTTGCGGGCCTGATCTCAACCAGTGCTGACATCGGGCGTGATCCCCGTGATGGTGTAAGGAAGCGGCGAATTGCGGACCCGGAACAGCGCGCGGCCGTGCCAGTCCCATTGCGGCGCTGCGATCTGGTGCATGAAGTCGGTGACCAGCGCCGGCGCCGCCCCGGGCGCGGCGGCCAGCGGATTGACCATGTCCTTCGGCTTCAGCGCATAGAGCGTCGGCGCCCCCTGCCCGCCCGACGGTCCGGCCACCAGCCCGGTGTTGGCGCTGTTCTTCAGCGCGACAGTCAGGTGGTTGATCTTCCGCTTCCGCGCCGTCCAGGTGCCGGCCTGGTCCTGCCCGTCGATGTCGAGCAATTCGAGGTCGGCATCCGGGATGATCTTGCCGACCGTGACCAGCGATGCCGCAGCGGGCAACGTCACCTGCCCCGCCGCCGACACCGTGAGCGGGCCGCGCACGATGCCGTCAGCCAGCGCCCACACCTCCTCGCCCGCGAGATGCCACAGGCCCGAGATCACCGTCGCCGGCGCGCCGGAATACTGCAGCGCACTGTCGAGGAACCACGCCTCGGCGATGGTGTCGAACACCCGCGTATGCAGGCGCTCGACGTAGCGTTTCGTGACGCCATCAATTGTCCGGCGGACGATGAAGTAAACCGCCGTCTCGTCGCCCTCCTGGATGGCGCAGACGCTCTCGAACGAACCGCCGGTCGTGGTGCGCCGCGACCAGGCGTAGAGCTGCTGCTCGGTCAGGAAGGTGAAGGCGAGCGCCACGCCGTCGTCGCGCACCGCCCAGCAGATCGAATCGGGGTCGCGCGCATAGGCCCAGTCGACGATCGCCCCGGCCTCGAACAGATGCGCGGCGAGCAGGCTGAGATCCGTGCCGGTCCAGCTGTCCTGCGCCCACTGGTATTGCAGGCTGCGCACCTTCCGCTTGTTCGGCGCGATGTAGAGCAGCGTGTCGTTGGCCACGATCGGCCGGATGTCGGAGCTGCCGTTGTAGCTCTGCGGCCGGGCCACGAACTGCGCCGGGGTGATGACGTCGGCGGTGCCGGCCGAGACCTTCCATTCCGCGCCGCCGGTCAGCACGATCATCTGCGTCAGGCTGATCATGTGGCGGATGTCGTTGACCTGGCGCGAGGCGAGCGTCCGGGTGATGGCGTCGCTGTCGCGCGTCGGCTGCGACTGGCTCATGTTGTTGAAGTTGCCGGCGACGGAGCCCCACATCGTCTGCGGCTTGGCTGCCGTCGCGGCAAACCACTGCCGGCCGTCGTGATAGGTGCTGACGCCCGGATTGACGGTCGGGTCGTTGGTGAGGGTGAGCGTCAGCGCCGCGCCCGTTCCCACGCTGTCGGTCGCGAAGGCGGTGGGAAAGCCAAAGTACGGAAAATCGGCGAAGCGGAACGAGCCTGCGTTCACGATCGTCACGCCGGTGATCGCATCGCCCGTCACGATCGCGGTGATGACCGAGCCGCCGATGTCGACGGTCGGCGCGTAGCCGACCTCGTAGCCCGCGTACATCGTATGGATCACCGTGCCCGCGCTGTAGCCCGAGCCGCCGGCGACCACCGAGCCGCCGCTGATGAAATAGGTCGGCGCCATGACCGGCTGGCCGTCGCCGTCCGTGCCCACGACCTTGCTGCCGCCGTCGGGCGTGAAGCTGAGGGCGATCAGGGCGCCCGAGCCCGCGCCGTCGGTGATGATGACGGTCGGCGCGATCAGGCCCTTGCCGGCCTGCACCACGTCGACCGAGGTGATGACCCCGCCGGACACGTTCGCGGTGAGCTGCGCGGAGGACCCCAGCCCCGACGGATCGCTGACCGCGAGCGTCGGCGAGACATAGCCCGAGCCGCCGCTGTCGACCGTCACCGAGCCGATCGACTTGTTGGCGAAGGGATTGCGCTGCTGCGGCGGGGTCGTCGCGGTGTCGGGCACGATGGTGGCGTCGGTGAAGGTGACCGTGCTGCCGCTGGCCGGCGCCTGGGCGGTGCCGATGAAGCCGTAGACTCCGTTCTTCTTCTTGTAGACCGAATAGGCCGAGCAGCCGGTGAGCTTCGCCCAGGTGAGATTGGAGGTCTCGTTGCTCGAGCCCGCATCGGCCGACTGCAGGCTCTCCTCGCCGGTCTCGTCGTTGATCGCCGTCACGGCGTAGTACTGCGCCGTGCCGGCCGAGGACGAGGCCACGCCGGTGGGCGCGATCTGGACCGGGGCGAACACGATCGTCGACAGCGTCCAGTCGGCGTGATCCGTGCGGGTCAGCTTGCGCGGCGCATGGTTCTTGTGGGTGAGCGTCAGCGTGTCGGCCGACTGCTCGTACTTCAGCGTCGCCAGGTCGGACAGGGCATAGGGTGTCGTGAGCGTGTAGAGCCGCGCCGCGCTGCCGCCCGAGGTGAAGGCGGTGAAGCCCGTGGTGTCGATGCCGACGGTGAACTCGCTGGCGCTGGTGACGGTGATGTCGACGTGACGGCCGTTGAGCTGCGTCATGCCGCCGAGGCCGGCGAGATACAGCCGGTCGCCGGTGGCGAAGCCGTGGCTGCCGCTCACCGTCACCTTGCCGGGGTTGGCCCTGGTGACGGCGGTGACGGTCTTCGCCGTCTCCAGCACGTAGCCGCCGTCCTTGATGACCCGCATCTTCAGATCGCCGAATTCCAGCGCATAGGTCTGGACGGTCGAGAACTGGAAGCCGATCAGCCGGCCCGCATCGGCGCTGTCAATCACCTCGCCGACCCACGCGGTGCCGGGGCAATTGGAGGTGCCGCCCTGGGGATGGACGTACCAGTTCAGCATCGTGCGGACGCCGATGTGGTACTTCGCGAGATCGGTGCGCGAGTAGAGCGACGGCGAGAGCTCGCCGGCGGCGAAGCTCGGTTGCGTGAGCTGCGCCATCAGAACGACCTCGGCCAGAGGCCCTGCCAGCCGTAGGGCGGGCAATCGACGGCGCCGCGCACCGCCAGGCTCTCGACGTCCTGGTTGACGCTGTTCGGCGCGCTCTCGTTGGCGTTGGCGGCGCGGGCCTGGTCGATCATGCTCTTCGCCTCGGCCTTCACCGCGTCGGCGATCGAGCGGCTGCCGGTCAGCGGTCCGGCGATGGCGGCGGCCAGCGCCCAGCCCAACGCCTCCCTCAGCGAGGCGTCGAACTTCGCCTCGTAGGTCCCGTTCACGAGGTCGAGCTCGTAGGACGTGTAGATCATCACCGGGCAGGCAATGTTCATCAGGATGGTCTTGCCCGCCGAGGCGTCGTCGGCGATCTCGTAGTCGACGCGGGTCCAGCTGGGGAAGCTCGCCTGCGGCAGGCCCATGTCGAAGCCGCGAATCGCGAGACAGTCCGCCGGATGGACGAACATGTAGGTCCACGACGGCGGCCATACGGCGCCGCAGGCCGCCTCCTCGAGCGCCAGGCGCCGCCGCACGCAGTTCCAGTCGGTGCCGCGCAGGAGGGTGCGCACGATCGACGGGTAGCGCAGCGCGCAGGCCGCCGCCTCGGCGCTCTGCTCGGTCAGCGAGCCGATCGAGGTCCTGGCCGTGGCGTTGAGCAGCGCGGCATTCCAGATGTCGAGCAAATCGGAAGCAGCCATTGTCTTCTCTCTCCTATTTCCAGAGCACGCGGCCGTTGCCGATCAGCGCGACGATGTTCCAGGCGGACGCGATGAGGCACGGCCACGCGTGGATGTCGTTCACCGTGTCTTCCTGCAGCGCGTAGAGGTAGGAGCCGTCGGGGCGCTGACCTTTCACGAGGATCTGCGCCAGCCCCTGTGCCCGCAGCGGATCGATCGTCCGCATCGCCGCCACGGCCCCGAAACCGCCCTCGTACCAGACGGCCTTCACCGTCTCGGGCGGATAGCCGTCCTCGGGAACGAAGGTCGTGAAGCCGGATAGCCCCGTCGGCGCGTCGGTGAGGTAGTAGTGCTCGTAGGCGCGCGCGAGCGAGGTCTGTGCCTCGAGCGAGAGGTCCCACTTGTGGAGCAGCGCGCCGCCCCAAGTATGAGTGTCGAGAGCATGCATGCCGTCCGGCGTGTTGACGCCAGCGACGACGGTGCCGCCCTGCCAGAAGATGCCGTGCGTGCCATCCCAGCCCATGCCGTCGGTCAGCAGAGCCGTCTCCATCGCCGCGGCGGCGGCGCGGTAATCGACATCGCTGCTGCCGTAGAGCCGGTCGGCGAGGTCGAGGCACCACCAGGTGTCGACGTTGTGCTCCACCGACCACCACGGGATCACATGGCCGGGATCGAGCACGCCATCGACATACTGCCCCTTGCCGCCATTCACAGTGCCCAGCGCGTTCGTGTAGCCCATGATGAAGGCGAGAGAGGCCTTCGCGGCAGCGGTTGTGCGCGTCGCGAACCAGTCGCGGTATTCTTCCTGGTCGGCCAGCAGCAGGGCGTAGCAAACCCAGGCGATCGCGCCGTTGCGGATGAAGCCGGCGTTGCGGTCGAGCGCGAACTGGTTGTTCGCGAACGGGAAGCTGCCGTCCTCGTTCTGGACCAGCAGCAGCGTCTCGACCAGCTTCGCCGCGGCCTCCTGCTCGTCCAGCGCCAGCAGGGCGATCAGGGCGACTGCCTGATCGTAGAGGAAGCAGGTGTCCATGAAGCCGTCGTAATAGACGCTGGTCGTGTTCTGGCCGGCGGCCTGCGGCGGCACGATGTAGGAGCGCATCAGGCCCGAGGGCATCGTGTACTCGCCGTAGATCCGCTTGGTGCTCACGTTCACCAGCGACACGCGGCCGAGCGACGGCGGCGCGAGCGTCACCGTCCACGAACGATCGAGCGGCGCGGGCTGCACGCTGGTCGGAAAGGCCGGGATCGCCGATCCGCCGATGGCCCGGTATTCGATGCGGAGATCGGGAAAGGCACCGGCGTCCGCCGCGTTTTCCTCGGCCCACACCTGGCCGACGACGCGCACGCTGCAGCCGTCGACCTGCTCGACCAGCCGCAGCTTGATCTTGCCGCCGACCGGCTGCGAGCGGCTGACGGTGAAGCTGCCCGCCGCCGACACGGGCTCGAGCGCCCAGGCGTATTCGACGTCGGTCTCTTCTGTGACGAGGATCCGGTAGGTCCGACCCGGCGTCGAGGTGAAGGCCGCCAGCGTGCCGGCGATGACGTAGGGATTGCCTGGCGTCAGGCTGACCGACGTGAACTGCGGGCTAGCCGCGACATATCCGACCAGATAATGGTCGCGCACATCGCCCTGCCGCTCGCTCTCGCGCCACGGATTGCCGACCAGGATTCGGTTGGTGTCCGCGTCGGCATCGCTTTTTCCGGCATAGGTGACCAGCTGGAACGACCACGCGCCCGCCGGCGGGTCGTTCACGGTCGCCGACCAGAAGGTGTTGGCGCCGATCCTGGCAACGAACTGCGTAACGCCCTCGACGGCGCCGACGACGAAGTAGCTGCCCCAGTTCGTCCCGCCGTCGGCATAGACCGAGGCCGGATCGGTCACGAAGTCGGGCGGCGGATCGGCGTTGACCATGTCACGCCGGCCGCACCATCCATCCATCGAGGCGAAGGGAACGTCGACCGAGCCCGTGAAGTCGGCGCGCACGCCCGGCGTGATCGGAAACCACAGCGGGCCCTGCAGGATCACGGGCGTATAGGGCGCGCTGCCGCTGGCGGGCGGCGCCGTCCAGGTGCCGGCCCACGACCCGCCGGCGTTCCGGCCGATGCTCGCGTCGTCCGGCACCAGGATCGACGACCGGTAGCGCTGGCGTTGCCGCGCCATGGCCTGCAGCCAGTCGAGCGAGCGGGCGATGCTGTCGTGCGCAGCGACCGGACCGGCAGCCAGCAGCAGGCTTTCCCAGGTGTTCATCAGTAGGCCTGCGCGATCATGGCGGCGAAGAACGCGACGCCGTCGATCGTCCAGACCACGGCGAGGTCGCGCTTGCCGTCGGCCGTGCTGAGCACCGGCGTGCCTGTCAGCCAGGTCCACGGCCACGTCTGCGCCCGGGCAGTGCCGTCGGCCGTGAACTCGATCATGAAGGCAATGCCGCGAGGAGCATTGCGCACCGTGATCCCGGCGATGTCGGCGTCCACGGGCACCAAGAAGAAGTCGCAGCCGGACAGGTTGAGTGTCAGCTGGCCCGCGCTGATGGCGACGGCGCAGGCCGGCGCGATGCAGTTTCCGCAGGGGCCGGCGGGTCGATAGCTCGGTGCGTAAGGAACGGTTCCCATGATCTCTCCTAGAAGCTGGACAGCGCGATGCGCTTCCACGTGTTGGCGGCGGTGCAGACGTAGAGGTATCCGGAGTCCCAGGTGACCATGCCGGCCACGCCATCGGCGCCCGAGCCGGCGGGCGGGACGCTGGCGATGCCCAGCCGCCCGCTGTCCCAGCCCAGCACGCTGCCGTTGGCGTACTTGAGGTTCTTGAATTCATCGACGATCGGATCGCCGTTGAGGCTGAGCAGGCGATTGCTCGAATCGAGCAGCGGACGGCCGTTGGGATAGCGCGGCTGGTCGTAGACCAGCGAGACGAGCTTCCAGCCATCGGCCGCGAACTCGAAGACCGCGCAGAACGGCGCGCCCCTGATCGTCGACACGATGTCGTAAGGCGTTCCGGACGCGCTGGCGGTCGGCGCGTCCGTGCCGCCTCCCATGGGATGGACATCGTACGTGGTAACGTCGCCGGTCGGCGTCACCACGACCGGCCAGCCGTTCGAGCTCGATCAATGGCCGGGGGGCGCTTTGATGATGACGCTGTTGCGGCCCGAATTGGCGCTGAAGCCGTGGGCGGCGATGTTGTCCTGGATCGCCCTGGCGACGGCATTGGCCGCGTAGTTGCTGTTGGTGCCCCACGCGACGGGCGCCGCCAGGAGCTCCGTGCCG